TCAGACTTATCATAAATTTCTTTACAACAAATATGAATTACAAGTTTAGTACAGATGAGTTAATAGAATTACAACTCATCGCGTCTGGAACCGAGATCGCGAGCGATCTGGAAGGCATAGTGACATTCACTGGAGTTCCGCAAGGAATTCGTGGAAAGTTAAATGTTTTTCAGCAAGCTCAAAAGTCCATTTTAGAGTTGCTCCGGGATATATGCCTCAATCCCGTTAAGAGAACGAATAGGTATGAACAAATCCTATTAACAAAGTCCTCAGAAGATTACGCTGCGGCGTACCGTGCTATCTGCATGGTGGAACGCATTCGACTTCTCTATTCATCTGTCGGATCACCATTTCCTCGATTGTATAAAACCACTCGAAGTATGGTGAGACAGAGATATTTCACTACAGTAATGCAGTGGACATATCTTTATCTAACAGGTGAAGCAGAAAAAGTTGCTAAGTTCCAATCTGTGTCCATGTTTAATAAGGTAATGAACGTGGAACCTTTAGAGTCTATCGATCTGCCATTTAGTTGGTGTATTGGTAGTTTGACTCCATGGGGTTCTATGCACCGTAGGGTGTATAGGATTATTATGAAGTCCTCTTTAGGTGAGAAACTCCGTTTGGCTCAATGCTTTTTATATTTTAAAAAAGGTTGTCCGAAGGCTTCGAAAAGCTTCGTGAAGGAATCTTTGATTAAGCATGAGAAAGCCCTTACCAAAACTGCTCCCCTCGTTGAGACGTTATCCTATAAAGATAAGGATAAGACTATAGTTGTTCCTCGTACAGTAATAAAAGAAAGAATATCAGATATTGTGTACGATGTCTTTAAAAATTATAAAGAACCACAGAAATTGTGGGAACCGTCTCGTCATGCTTCGTACCATACGAAACAGACAAAAGGAGGTCAGATGGGTGAAGTGAACTTCACATCTGAAGGGTGGAATTGGCAATACACATCGAAAGGCTGGCAATATGCTCCTATATCTTGTGACTATTATGATTATTTTGATACTGGTTATGAGTTTATTAAGGTGCCAAGAGTTGTTCTTCCAACTGTGAAAGTTACGAAGGACATCTTTGCTAGACCGGTACCATTAACCGAGCCCTTAAAGGTTCGTGTTATTACGTGTGAAAATGCGTGGTCAACTTACTTGTTGACAGGTGCCCAGAAATCTTTGTGGGAGTGTCTACACAATCATCATTGGTTTGCCTTAACTGGCCGACCCGTGACAGCTTCTGATATACCCGAACTTCCGAAAGGAAGTGATTGGATATCTGTTGATTATTCTGCTGCTACTGATAATTTAAGTAGTGACTTTTCACGTCTAGTCATAAGAGAGATATGCGATTTAACGGGGTTACCGTTTGAACTTTGTTTGGATTCGTTAGTTAATCATAAATTAGATTACAAAGGGCGTTTAGTTGATCAAACTAATGGTCAGCTCATGGGATCAATATTAAGTTTCATTGTCCTATGCATATGTAATGCTGTTGTAATTTCTTTGACAGTTTCTAACAAATTCGATCGTAATGCTCCATTCTTGGTGAATGGTGATGATGGATTGTTCATTGGTGGCGAAATTGAGTACCAGACTTGGAAGTCATTATCTTCAAGTCTTGGTTTGTCACCATCTATAGGTAAAGTTTATAGATCTAATCGTTTCTGCGTTATAAATTCAGAATGTTTTTATCTGAATGAGGATGACCTAGTTGTCGATTGCCCTTATCCGAATGCATCAGGTTTGATGACATTTGACGCGCGTACTTACTCAAAGGCTAAAAGCCCCCTTGACCTTAAGGATAATTTAATTCTTTGGTTAAAAGGTTTCAGTACGTTCGAGGAAAAAGTGCAGGCTGAACGTTTATGGTATTCTATGCTTTCTCCAATTTTAAAGGAATCCTGGGTAGTTAACTTTAATGTAGATTACTACCTGCCACAATCTTTAGGTGGTCTTGGACTTCCACTCCCTTTGTTTCGACAAGAGAGTTTTGTGCGTAGAGAAGCGTTAGCTCGAGCTAGGTGGTGTTTAGACTGTGGTGAACCTTATAAGTTCAAACCCAACAAGATCTTAAAGAATGGAGAAGCATGGAAAAAAGCTTCGTTTAAGAATCCATTCCTGGAGGAAGATACTTGGGTACGTTGTGTTTCAACACGTACGGTGACTAAGAGTGCAGAAGAAGCTCTTAAGTCTTTAGGTTGGTCTAAACCAGTGGAGATAGTGCCCGAAGAAGTCGAAGAGTATGACTATCTAAGTTCAATGAGGAACTCTTCTCGGGGTGGATCGTCTGTTGCCTTATCGGCTCTTTTTGGTGTCGATAGCACGGAAGCTTCTAGATGCTTAGAATCGAAGGTTCGTGATTTTAAATCAGGCCTCGTGGCTCTACGAAAACGCAGCGATCTTAAACACTATTGGTACAATCAGGAATTGATATCTTCTGATTCGTTCCAGTACTTGAGGTTCATTAGAGGAAGTCGTAAGACTAACTCCTGGGCACCGAGTATTCCACCTTTTGATCCTATTTTAGGACAGAATTACTCTAAAATGCTTGAACTCGTTCAAGAGTTTCGACATTCAGACGCGTGTGTGATGTTACCTAGTAGAGACTCAAAATCCCTTATACAGTGATGTATTTAAGGGTGTTCTCGTTAAGAAAAGTAACTGGTTGCCTCCGGAAGGTACAC